ATTTCTACACTTAATGCTCTATATTGTTCTTTTTGTTCTTCTGTAAGAGAATTATAATCTCCCATTTGTCTTTGAGCTGTTTTAAGTTTTTCTAATCTTTCAGTTGTTGCTTCTATATTCTTTTTTAACACTTCTTGTTTTTGAGATAATAATTCAGTATTCTTTGGATCTAGTTTTAATGCTTGATTAAGATTTCTTATATCTCCATTTAAAGAATATATAGTCTTATTAACACTTTTTAATGCTGATTCTAACTTAGTTGTATCTCCACCTATTTCAATAGTGATACCTTTTATATTTTTAGCCATATTATTCTCCTTTCTTATAAATACCAAAAAAACTACTCAATTAAGAGTAGTCTTTGTGCTACTCATAAGAGTAGATTATTGAGCCTCATATACTGCTGTAAAGAATCCTTCATATGCAGTACTATTTGCTTGAGATTTTTCCATAAATACTTTAACTGCTCCATCAGTTAATCTTGCAGTAGCAGTAATATTTAATGTATCAGTTACTGGCTCTTTTGAGTTTTCAATTGTTTGTGAACTAGTTGATGGTCTAGCAGCACTTACACTATATAGCCAGAATCTTCTATTTGCTTGATCTCCATCAATTTGGAATCCTAATGCAAAATCACTAATCGTATCATCTTTATTTTCTACTAATGCTCCATTAGTATCAGCAGTTTCTCCTAGAATATCAGTTCTAAAAGTATCATTGATTAGAGCTAATTCTAAACTTCCAGAATATCCTTGATTAGCACTTGCTGTAAAATACTTAGTATTATCAGCATAAAAGTCAGCAGCTTCTCCTTCTGGATCTAATGTTAAGTTTACTGCTCCTTTTATAGCAAATGGAGTTCCATATGTAATAGTTCCATCATTTGCATAAGTTATTTTAGATACATGTACATTTGATAATCCAAATTTAACTTTATTTGCCATATATTTACCTCCTTAATATTTCAAATAAAAAAGTACTTATTCAGTACTTAGATTTCATAAAAATTGTGGAATATTCTTTCATCTTCATCCCATACTTCTCCACTAATATCATATGGAATATTATTTGTAGTTAATAATTCTTCAATAGTTTCTTCTAAATCAACATCTTTTATTTCTGTAACAAGTTCTATTTCAAAGTTATATGGTCTATAGTAAGTTAAGTCATCTGCTTTAAAAGTTTCTGGACTTGTTTCTCTATATGCTATAAATGGTGGAGCAATTTGTTTATTGCTTTCAAAGTGGTCATATGCTACTGGAATATTTAAAGTTTTCAATAAATCATATATATCTTTATGTTTCATTTTATCCTCCATTTTTAATAGTGTTTTCAACTAATCTTTCATATTCTTTGATGCATTTTTGTTCTACTGGAGCAATATGTACTTTAGGAGCTACTATACTTCTCCCATTTCTAGTTAAATGAGGTTTTTCAAGTAAATGTGTAAGTTGATATGATGTTGCATTGTGTATAATACATGTTCCACCATTTTTGTTTTTATCTGTCTTTACTCTCCAGCCTTTTCTGTATTTACCAGTTCTTTTAGGAGATGTGTTTTTTAACTCATCTGCTCCTTGTTTTGCTACTATTTCAGCATCAGTAGTTATATCTTTAGATATGTCTTTAGCATATTTATCTAATATCTTACTAACATCTAGTATTGAATCATATACCATTAATTAACACCTATTTTTCTAGCACATATTAATACAATATCAAATTTATTCTTTGGATCAATTGTCCTGATAACTTGATACATTTGATTATTCCACTCTACTTCTTCTTCTCCATTGTAGTTTAGTCTTTTTATAACAAACTCTACACTTGGAGTTAATCCAACTTCTACAGCACTATAAAACTCATTAGTTCTTATACTTTGTTTTTTAGCATAGCATTTAGTACTTGTTACAGAGGAATTGATAACATTTCCTATCAAATCCTCTGTTTTAGTACTACTTATTAAATATATAATCTCACTATATTCCATTAGACATCCTCAATATATTCAGTTGTATGTCTTAATACATCTTTTTGTAATGCATAACTTGAACTATACAATTCAGCATTTACTACATCTAAAAAACTTAATACATATGTTATTATTGCTGTTTGAACTAAACTATTGGGATTATTAACTAAACTTTCAACTATGCCAATACTCTTCAAATCTAATTTTGCAGCTTCTATCCAAGTATTAATCATAGTATCAAAGTCATTATGATTAATGCCTTGTATCTTCTTAATTTCTTCTAGCATAGTTATACCTTCTTTCTAATTATTCTCCATCTTTTGCAATTAAACAGAATGATTTGTCTGCAACTGGCTCAGTAGCAACAAATTTTCTTCCTAATATTCTTACTAAATCACTTGTCATTAATGTCTTATCATCAAATTTTAATTCAATATCTTGTCCATTAGGGAAGTTAGCTATTGCTCCATGATTAAAATCTCCAACTATAGCATAAACATCTCCAGAATCAGCAGTTGAGTATGCTGGTAATGTATTATTGAATATTACTGTAGCTCCTTCAAATATATCAGCAGCATAACTAGCAGCATATTGAGCTTGTTTGAATGCTCCATAAGTTAATTTATTCATTACAATTGTAATATCACTTGTTTCATCACTTAGGTTAGAAATTGCATTTGCAATTGTTCCAATAGCAGGAGCTTCTGTAATCTTGTTAGCAGATACACTATCATATACTCCACTAGCATTAGCAGTTAATGATTGAGGTAATGCAGCAATTTTAGCTACCAATACATCAGCACATTTCTTAGCAATTCTATAAGTTATTTCATCATAGATATATTCTAAGAATGCTTCTCCTCTTAAATCTAATGCTTCATCACTAATTGAAATCCATTTCTTAATTGATTCTGGTAATAGAGTTACTACTCCTAATACTAATTCTTCTTCAGTAACTGCTCCTTGTCCTTCAGTATGAATTGCAGCTGGACTTCCACTTACTTCAAATTGTACTTTAAGATTTCCTTTAACACTTAGAGATCTAACTCTAGACATTAAATCTTCTCTTTCCCATGCAGTTTTTACAATGTCATATACCATATCTGGAATTTCAACTGTATTGCTGTTTCCAGTAGGATATCCATCAGTTGTAACTAATGCACGAAGTTCTTTATCATTACCTTTTACATATTCAGCAAAGGCATTGATATATTCTTTAGTATTTCTCATTTCTTTGTTTTCCATAGTTTTTCTTTCCTCCTTATTTACTTCTTTTACTAGAAAACTTTTTTCTTCTACTTCTTTTGCTTCCTCTTCATTTTTTTCTTCTTCTTTGATTTGCTCTTCTTCTTCATTTAAAGCTTTAACTTCTTCTGTAAGTTCTTCTATTTTTTCAACTTCTTCTGTAGCTTCAACTTCTTCACGAATTTCTAATTTACGAGCTTCAATTTCTTCTTTTCTAGACATATTCTGTCCTCCTTTACTTCTTAGTTCTTTTTGGCTTCCTAAACTCCATATAAAAACTGCTCTCCAGCAATTTATTAAAATGTCTAGTTACTCTCCAGTAACAAAAAAACATCTCTCCAGATGCTCTTTCTTTGACATATTAATCTAACATTGATAGCAAATTATCTTTTGCTTCTTTTAATTTTGCAAGTCTTTCTTCTTCTGCTCTTTGTGTTTCTACTTCTTTTCTTAGATTTTCTCTTCTTTCTAAGAAATCATTATTATTCAAATCTCTTGCAATTGATACATCAGTTGCATTGTAGAAAGGTTGATCTACTACTGATACATCAAATAACTTTCCTATCTTTGTGATAGTTCTAGTATCTGTATCATAGTCATAGTTATCTTCTTCAACTGTAAATGCAAATGACTGCTTATCTATTAATCCACTCTTTATAGCATTATAGATATTCTTATGTTCTGTTATATCATCTTGTAATTTTGCATCTATGAATAATCCTTTTTCATCTACATTCAATTCAAGTGATTTATTTCTAGTTCTTGCTAATACCATAAAACTATCATTGTGATTATATCTTAGTACTACATCACTCATATCAGCTTCATCAAATGCTTTTGAATCAATTACTTCTGTATAATCATATGTTTCTGGACTATTAAATACAGCAGCATATCCTTTTATTTCCATCTTTCCATCTTCTGTATCTTCTGCTCTAAATTGAATATCTAACTTTCTAATTTCCTTCTCCTTCATTGTTATCCTCCTCTCCTTCTTCTAATACACTATGATTTTGGTCTATTAATATGACATCTCCATCTTCTCTAGGAGCTAAATTAAATATTTCTCTTAATTCATTTTGTGTCATTATATTAGTTCCAAATCTTAATAATTGTATCTTTGTACTATTAGATGCATATTGTAGTCTATTACTTTCAAATATTATTTCATTTCCAAAATACTTCTCAGTAGGAGTAAATAGTTTATTACTAAACTCTAGGCTCATTTGTAATCCTATTGGCTCTAGTACACTTTCATAAAATGCATTCCATTCATCTTCACTATACTTTGACTGGATTATGTTTTCACTTACTCCAAAGTATGATAACAACTTACCATCTATTATCTTGATTTGACTATCACTTGCTGTTGTTGGCTCTAGTTTTACTGGAGTAAAGTCTGTAGTAGCATCTAATCCACCAATTCCACTTCTATCTCCATTTCTAATGAAATCAGTTACAAATTGATCTCTCATCTTCTTAACATCTTCTGGCTTTAGCATTGCTTTTGTTGATTTTACAATTCCTCTAATATGTTGTGTAGTTCTTATAGCATTTATCATTCCTTCATCCATAATATGTTTCATTGATAATATCTTTACTATTGGAGTTACACTTCCACCAAATAATCCATCTTCTCCTACAAATCTAGTTAAATGAATACAACTATCATATGGTACAAATCTTTCTTTACTTCTTCCAAACTTGAACTTAATCCAGATTTTATCTTGATATTCATATAACTTTCCTTCACTAAAATCTAATGGATATAATCCAGTTACTTTATTATTATCAGTATCTCTTTGTACATAAATAAAAGAGTCATTATATAACTCTAGATTTGTAATTACTTGATAATAGAATTGATATGCATTTTGTAATTCATTAGGTTGTTTTGCTAATATTCTATATAAACTACCTTTTAAATTCTCCATTCCATCTTTATTGTTTCTTATATGTCTAGGATGCATCTTAGCTCCATTTCTTGCTATTGCATCTACACATGCTCTTACATCTGCATCATTTTTGAAATCTCCTTTGTATGGTGTAAATACTGCTTTTTTATCATCTAGTATTTTTACCTCAGTAGCTTTTTCTGGATTTTGTGTACTTTTATCATTTCCAAATATTCTACTAAATAAGCTTCTTCTTTCCACCTGTTATACCTCCTCACTTATATAATTTAAGTATTCTTGTTGTCTATTTATGTAAATTACATATGCATCCATTAGACTTGCTGCTCCATCTATTCTTTGTCTTGCTTTTTCTTTTGATAACATAATATTCTCATTATCATCTACTTTAACAACTACATTTGATAAATTCCATTTTAATATTGGATTATTATTGTAGTTGATTTTTTTATCTATTAAATCAGCTTTCATTTGTTTTAATGGAGCTGATTCTGTTTTATATCCTTGTCTTACTTCTACCATGTCAAATCCATTTTCTTCCATGTCTATTTTCCAGTAATTAGCATTCCAACTATCATATCCTATCCATAATGGTCTTAGATCATTATTCTGGACTTCTTCTAGATACCACTTTGTCACATCATGATAATCTATCTTAGTATCTCCAGATAATCTTAGCCATCCAGCTTTAAGCCATTTGTCATATGGTATTTTATCTTCAATTACTTTCTTCTCTAGCATATTTCTTGGAATCCAATACATTTGCTTTACTCTTATCTTTTTATTCTTTATTCCTAGTATAGTTGCACATGTTAAGTCTGTTGTACTTGATAAATCACATCCACCTATACAATAGTTATCTTTCCATTCATTATAGATTTCTTCATTATTTAGATCCTCAAATGTAAGCCATGCATTTATTGTATTTTGTCTTACATTGAAATCTTTACATAATAAGTTTACTAACTCTATAGGATTATTCTTTGCTCTTTCTACTTTCTCTCTTAATGTCTTTATAGGTTTTATCTTTCCTAATGCTGGATTAGACTTATACCAACTCTCTTCATTTATCCATTCTTTTTCATCATCTAACTCATAGATAACTGGTAATAATACATCATCTTGTATTACTCCATCTATTACTTGACTTGCATAGTCATACTCTATATCAAATACATTTTGTCTTACTGTTCCCATTGTACTTGTTTCTATTAATAAAGGTTGCTCTCTTGCACTCATTGAATCATACATGACATCTAATAAGTTTTTATCTTTCCATGCATGTACTTCATCTGCTATTACTAAATGACTATTTAATCCATCTAGAGAGTTACTATCACTTGATAAAGCTCTAAAACTTGAATCAGTTGCATCATAGTATATTCCACCTACTAAACATCTTATTCTTTTATTTAGGCTTTTTGACTTCTTTATCATTTTCTTTGACTCTTCCCAGACTATCTTTGACTGGTCTTTTTTTGTTGCTATAGAGTATATCTCAGCTCCACCTTCTCCATCTTTTGTAAGCATATATGTTGCTATTCCAGAATCCAATACTGACTTCCCATTTTTTCTAGCTACAAACAATATTGCTTTTCTATATTTCCTCATTCCAGTATCTTTATCTACAAATCCAAATAATGCTTGTAAGAATGCTTTTTGAAATAACTCTAATTTTAATGGCTTTCCACTCCATTTACCTTTAGACTGTTTACAATAATCTTCAATAAACTCAATGCATCTATTTCCTTTCTTAATATCAAATATATATGTATGTGTTTCAACTTCTCCAGTTGCTTTATTTGTAAATGTTACTTCATTCTCAATTTCTACTTCTTTTGCTAATCTTTCATATATTGTCTTTACTTTTTTACATACTTTATTAGGATTATCTTTAATCCAGTTATTATATTCAATGATCCAATTGATTTCTTTTTTCATTTTTTATTTTAGAATGCATCAAAGTCATCTTCTTCAACTATTTCTTTAGGAAGTAAGTCATTTAATTGTTTTATACAACTTGAATAATTTTTTATTAATGAATTGTATTGACTTAATGCTGGATTAGCTCTGTCAATGTCATATTTACCTTGACACATACTTGTTACTACTCCATTCTTTTCTATATTGTCTTTTAACTCATATAATGTATTATTCATGAACTTTATTTCATTTAGCAAACTCATACATAACTCTTTTTTATCATTTTCAAGTGTTGCTATTGCTTCCTTTGTTGAATTAAAGTCAATTTTTTCTATCTTTTTCAAAAAATCACATCCTTTTGTTATTTTGGGGGGTCTTTGATTAATTCTGTCCATTTTTCAAAGG